AGGGGCCTGCCGGGGTTCAACCTCCCGGCACAGAAACCCGCGTATTACCCTCAAATCCGATAGGTTAGGTAGGAATTAGAATGGACACAGACCAGATCGACCCCCTTGGCAATGACTGGAAGGCCCGCGCCGAACGAGGCCAGGCCCGCCAACGCGAGCAGTCGGTCGAGGCGCACGCGGGGGAGTGGGTGCGCGTGGACATCATCGAGCCGATCCTGGTAGACCTAGCAGGCGTGGCCCAGGGCATCCTCTCTGGCATCCCCGACGCCGCCCGGTCCCACGGGGCGACGCCTGCGCTCATTGCCGAGATCGAGGCATCCATCCGTGACGCCCAGGCCCAGATTGCCCAGGCCCTCGACGGCGTGGCCAACGCCGCGACCGAGCGCGTAGACAAGATCGAGTCCGACATCGAGGACCAGGCCGCACAGCTCCCGGTGGCCGGGCCTCGCGAGCGGAAGGCCGGACTCCGCAAGCCACGGGGACCGGGGAAGATGGGCCGATGAAACGCCGCCCACTGATCGGCACCCCCGACTACCTGGAAGCCCGTGGCCTCGCCCGCGTCCTGTCGCGCCTGGCGACGGCGTGGCGGTCCTCCTGGACTCCACGGACCCCGCCCGACCCGGTGGGATGGATCGAGGGCGGCGGCGTGATCATGCCCGCCTCCGTCGCGGCCCGTGGCGTCGGTGGTCGCCTGAGCTTCCGCGCCCGCCCCTACTGGCGTGAGCCGTTGCGCTGGTTCGCGCAGGAGGGCGTCGAGGTGATCGTGGTCGAGGTGGCCAGCCAGTGCGGCAAGACCACGGGCGACATTGCCCTCTCGATGTACGGGGCGCAATGGCTCGCCGGGCCGGGCCTGTTTCTGATGCCGTCCGAGGAGCACGCCGAGGATCTGGTCCGCGACCGCCTGCGCCCGATCTTCCAGGCATCCCCGTTCGGGAAGTCCCTCAAAGCCGCCGACCTCCGGTTGGGTGGCGTGAGCTTCCCCGGCGGCGGCAACCTCAACGTGATCGGCGTCGGATCGCCCAACGCCTTGAAGGGACGCCCGTCCCGGTGGGTACTGTTTGACGAGTACGACGAATGCCTCCGGTACAACAAGGCGGCGGGCTCCCCGCTCGAACGCGCCCGTACCCGTATGCGGACCTTCGGGTCGTTGGCCCGCCTGGTCCTGACCTCCACGCCCACGGTCGAGGATGACGGCATCCACCCGGAGTACGAACGATCCAGGCGCCACGTCTGGCACGTCCCATGTCCCCACTGTGGCGAGCACCAGGAGCTTGAGATGGGCCAGATCAAGTGGCCTCGCCTGCCCGACGGATCGGCCTCGATGGATCCCGACACCATCGCAGCGCAGGACCTCGCCTGGTACGAATGCCTCCACTGCTCGAAGCGGTGGACGAATGCCCAGCGCCTCCAGGCCATCGCCAACGGGCGCATCCACTGCCTCGATCCCGAGCGCCCGATCCGGCAAATGGGCCTGCACGTCTCTGTCCTGTACTCCCCCGACGTGGCGCTGTCGGCCATCGCCGCGCAGTTCCTTTCCTCCCTCCAGGATCCCGAACGCCTCAAGCAATTCCGCAACGAGTGGCTGGCTTTGCCGCTGGCCGACATCGTCCGCACCTCCTCGACCGATCAGGCGCACCTCGCATCCAAGGGCTACGCCGGGTACGAGATGCCTGCGCCCGACTGGTGGCGCTCCGAGACCCCGCCCGTAGCGCCGGAGTGGGTCCGCGCCGTGACGTGGGGCTTTGACGTGCAGGGCTCCGAGGCGTGGGGCCTGTGCCTCGGGTGGGGCGACTACGGGGAAAAGATCATCCTGTGGTCGGGCAAGTTTGCGGGCGCGACAGACTTGGAGGACGCCGCCTACGCCTACGCCCGCCCCTGGGTCGTGGAGGGTGGCGAGCTGGTCCGCGCCCGCCGTGGCATGATGGACTCGGGCTACCGGACCCACGAGGTCTACCGGGTCTGCGCGAAGACGCCGGGACTCATCCCGTCCAAGGGGCGACAGGACGGGTCGGTCGGAATGATGATGTCCCAGGTGGACAGACAGGATGGCAACCGCCGAACCGTGGGCCGCACGGAGCTTGCGATCCTGTGGACGACGTACTGGCAGGACCAGGTCGCGGCGGGCCTCGACACCGAGCCGGGGCGCGGTCGCAAGACCACCCACCTACCCATGCACCCCCCCGCTGAACTGTACCGCCACCTCTGCGCCGAACGCAAGAAGCGGGTGAAGCGCCGGGACGGGCAGGTAGTAGAGGCGTGGGTGGCACACGACTCCCAGAACCACCTACGCGATTGCCTCGCCTACGCCACAGCGGCGGCGGGCCTCGCGGGCGTCCTGGAGATGCGTCCCCGCGTCAAGGTGGCAGAGCCTATGGAAGACCATCCCGACCCCGTGGGCGTCTCACAACCCGCGACCGCCCCGACACCCGCCCCGCCCCGCCCGAAGGCTCCCAGCGCCCTCCAGCGCCTCCTGGCATCCCGAAACGCCGGGAACCTCGGGAGGGCTCCGGAGATGCGTAGGCTCTAGGACGTTTATCCCCACCTCTATCCACACTCGTTGATAGAGCTTGCATTTATCACCAGGCGTACATAGATTGGGGATACATGGCATTCACGACCTGGGCCGACTACCTAGTCACGATCAAGAACATCCTCGCCGAAGCAACGGCCAAGGGATTCCTGACTCTCGACCAGTTCGGCGCGATTGGCCCCGACGGCGTACCTTCCACCTACCGCTCCCTGGACGAGCTGAGGAAGTACGTCAACTGGGTTGAGGCCAAGGCGCAAGCTGAGTCCGCGCCCCGCAAACTCTTCCTGAGTGCCGTTCGGTGATCGAGGCCACGCCTCCCGCGCCTCGCCGCTCCGCCGATTCGATCAACCGCGCCCGCCGCCTAATCCAGCCTCTCGCCTTCGGTGGGATGCCATTCGACGGCGCATCCACAGATCCCTACTCCACCCGGTGGACCCAGACCAGCGGCCACCCGGATCAGGAGATCGCGCAGTCTTCGGCAGTCCTCCGCGCCCGCTCGATTGACCTGTATCGCAACAACTCCCTGGCGTACGGCGTTGTGGACGTGATCTCGCAGGGTGTCGTCGGGCGTGGTCCTCGCCCCCGCCCGCTGAACGCGCAGGCCGAAACGCTGTTGCGCCTGTTCGCCGCGTGGACTCCCCAGGCCGGGTGGGATGGCGTGTCCACCTGGACCGAGCAGTGCAAGGGCATCACGGACGCCGCCTCGCTGTCCGGGGACGTGCTCATTTTGTGGCCCAAGATTGAGGAGGGCGAGCCGCCCCGCCTCGACCTGGTGGACGCCTCCCGCATCGACACCCCGTCCGACAAGACCCCGGAGTGCGACACCTGCCGCCTTGGCGTCGGCTATGACCGCTACGGGCGCGTGCTGGGCTACTACGTCCGCAAGTCCGAAGCGCCCGGCGCTGGTGGCCTCCGCGCTGACTTCTCCTGGTTCCCGCTGAATCGCAACGGGCGCATCAATGCCCGCCTGTTCAAGCGGCCCGCCGTCGGTCGGCCCCGTCAATCCCGTGGCCTACCCCTCCTGACGCCGGGAATCAACCGGATCAAGGACGTGGACGAGCACTCCAAGGTCGAACTCCGCCGCGCCACCCAGGCGGCGAAGGTCCACATGATCGTGAAGACGCCGGACCCCAAGATGCTGGCCGACGCCTTCGAGAACGCCGAAGTCACGGGCGACGGCGACCAGCTCGACGCGCTCCTAGGCCGCGCCTACGGGAACACTCCGGATGGCTCGATCATGGTCCTGGGCCTCGGCGAGGACGCGCAGACCGTCACGCCCCCACAGACCAACGGCGGCGTCGGCGACTACCACAAAGCCCAGCTTCGCGAGATCGCCGGATGTACCGGGTTCCCTGCCGAAGAAGCCTTCCGCGACTACTCGGGACTCAACTACTCCAACGCCCGTACCATCCGGCTCATGTCCAAAGCGGCCTATCGCCTGTGGCGCGACGCCATGGAGACGGCTGTCTGCTCGCCCACCTGGACGATCCTGGTCCAGTACTGGTGGGCATCGGGCGCCCTTGGCCGCATCCCGTGGTCTGCCGACCTAGTGGCCGTGCAGTGGGACTGGGACGAAATGGAATGGGTGGACCCGGCCAAGGAAGTCAAGGCCAACGCCGAAGCTGTCGAGACGAACCAGAAGAGCTTGCAGGACATTTGCGCCGCGCAGGGCAAGGACTGGCGCGTCGTGATTGCGCAGAACGTGGAAGCCGCCGCATTCGAGGCCGAACTCCGCGCCAAGGTCGGACTGCCTCCCAAGGGTGCGGCATCCGCACCCGCTCAAGCGCCGCCCGTCATGCCGGAAGACCCCAACGATTCGGAGGATCCCGAAGATGTCTGACATCGAAATCTATGGCGGCATCGGCTGGGACGTGACCGTCTCCGACGTGTCGCGCCAACTCAAGGAAGCGCCGGACGGCCCGATCAATGTCCGGATCAACTCGCCTGGCGGCTCCGTGTTCGACGGCCTCGCCATCGCCAACATCCTCTCTCGCCGTGGAGGCGTGACGGCCATCGTGGATGGCCTCGCCGCTTCCGCCGCGTCCATCATCGCCATCGGTGCCGAGCGCCGCGTAATGGCCGCTGGAACGCTCCTCATGATCCACAACCCTTGGAGCATGGCGGGCGGCAATGCCGACGACCTGCGCAAGGAAGCGGACGTGCTGGACGTGATCGCCTCCGAGATGGCCAAACTCTACGCCGCCGCGTCCGACGGCAAGCTCTCCGAGAAGGATGCCCGCAAGCTCATGGACGAGGAAACCTGGCTCACCGCCGAAGAGGCCATGGCAATCGGGCTCGTCCACGCCGTCGAGGGCAAGGCAAAAGCGGTGGCCGCAATCGACCGAAACCGTCACGCATACCGCAACATCCCGAAGGGGCTCACCATGGAAGAGAACACCCCGGCCCCGAAGGCCGGACTACTGGACACCATCCTCGCCAAGCTGGGCGGCGGAACCGAAGCCCTCGCGGCCAAGGAATCCGAGATCGCCACGCTCCGCGCCGAAGCCTCCGAGGCATCCGCCGAGCTGGTGGACGCCGTCGCCAAGATTGCCGTCTTCCAGGCCCAGGCCGAAGTCGCCCGCGCCGAAGCGACCGCCGCACAGGCCGCGCTGGTGGCCAAGGACGGCGAGATCGAAGCCATGAAGACCGCCCACGCCGCCGCTCTCGAAGAGGCGAAGATCGTTGGCGGACAGGAGATCGTCGCACAGGTGCTGAACGCCTCCGGGCCGGAGCCCCTGCCCCATGTCGAAACCGTCGAAGGCGCGGGACCGACAGCGAAATGGAATGACCTTCGCGCCGCTGGCAAGTACGCCGAAGCTGGCGAACACTTCGCCACCCACCGTAAATCCATCCTCGCAGGAGTCTGATCATGGCCATCACCTCTCTCAACATGACCGCAATGTCCCAGGGCGTTTTCCCGTCCTTGGTCTCCACCATCGGGCCCGTGCTCCAGTCGAGCGTTCGGGTTGTCTCCGAGCCCACCGCCAAGACCGTGGATGTCAACATCTTCGCGGAACAGACGGGCCGTGAGTTCACCCAGGCGACCGGATCGTATACGACCGACGCCGCGAGCACCACCGCGATTTCTGTCGTCACGACCGAGATCTACCACATCATGAAGATGAACAAGCTCTCGTTCATCCAGACCCCCGTGGACGTGGCCTCGCAGTACCTCCCCGTGATCGGTCGCGCCATCGGCAACAAGATGTTCTCCATGCAGAACGCCCTGGTGCTGGCCGCGACCTTCACGAACACTGCGACGACCTCGACCGCCGCGAACTTCGACGCCGACGACGTGGCCGACCTCGCCACCTCGCTCTCGACCGCCAAGGCATCCGAGATCGGCCGCTACGCCGTCATGGAGCCCGCCTACTACGGCGCTCTCTCGAAGGACAACGCGATCCAGGCCGCCTACGCTTTCGGCGACGACGGCGTGATCAAGCGCAACATCATCCAGAACGTCCACGGATTCGCGATCAACAAGGTCTCGACCGTCGCCGCTTCCGGAGACGTGGCCGCGCTGGAGGGTTGGTTCGCCGCCCCCGAAGCGTTCGCCGTCGCCTTCCGCCCCTCGATCGAGTCTGCCGAAGTTCCCGGCTACGCCATGGTCGGATCCTACACCGAGCCCACCACGGGCATCACCATCACCACCAAGATCTGGGATGGCATGGACGGCAACTTCTACATCGGCGGATTCTGCGGGTTCGGCATCTCCGTCGGACAGGCCGCCGCCCTCACGATCCTCAAGTCGGCGTAAGCCTCCGAGCCGGGCAAGCCCTCCGCCTGCCCGGCTCTCACCCTTTTTTCCAGGAGACCTCACATGATCGAGAAGCTGGCCGTGTTGGCCATTGACAAGGCGGACGGGTCGCTCTCGCTGGAGTCCGGCGAAAAGGGCGAGATCTACCAGAAGACCCGCCAAATGATCCGCGACCTCAACGCCCTGCCGTCGCACGACGTGCTTCGCCTTCGGGCGTTCTACCACGCTGGCGTCCTCAAGGAATACAAGTTCAAGGCGAACATCAACGCTGTGAGCAAGGCCCCCGAGCCCGAAGAGACCGACGACGACGAGCCCGACGCCAAGGCGTTGCGCGAAGCCCTCAAGGCCAAGGGCGTCAAGGTTCCCCCGCGCATTGGCATCGATGCGCTTCTCAAGCTTGCCATCGACAACGGCGTCGAGGGCTGACCCGTGGCGAGCGTCCAGTTCAAAGCCGTAGGCAAGAGCCTGGACGACCTCGCCCGGAAGTGCCGCGACCTGCCCAAGGGGTCGCCCGCCACCATCGCCTACGCCAATTCTGGAGTGCTCCAGCAAGCGGGGCGCGTGGTGGCAGACAAGTACATGGTACCGGGGAAGAATGCCGACACCACCAAGAGCGGGTACCTCGAATACACCGCCCCTCCAGGCGCGACCCATGGCCCTATCCGGACCACGCGCCGCAACTTCAAGGATGGCCGATCCATCCAGAAGACGACCGAGCGCAAGCTGTTCGTGAAGGGCAAGTTCGTCTCCCGTACCGGGGAGATGGAAGGCTTCGCCAAGGACTTGGCCCGGTCCGCGCCCACCGAGCGCTTCGGCGTGATCGAGGATGCGGAGAATCCAGGCAAGAAGCGCGACGGCAAGTTGCTCGCCGAGATCCTGCCCAACGGGAATGCCGTGCTGACCCTCTCGGGTGGCTACCGTGCCGCCGAAGCGGGCTCCCGCGCCCGTAGCTCCAACGGCGTCAAAGGCTGGTGGCGTGGCCTCCGGACAGCTTCGGGCCGCTGGTCCACGCTCATCAAGAAGAAGTATCCCGACCTGTTGAGGCTCACCTGATGGCGACCCAGGCCGGACTCCTCCTGACCGCGCTGGGCGCCAAGCTCGCCGCATCCTTCCCGACCTACGCGATCCGGTACGGTGCCCCCGATTCGTCGGGCGTGCTCATGCAGTCCGGATCCTACATCTACATCCGGTACACCGAAGAGACAGAAACTGTCCAACAGAACCAGTTACAAGGCACGTCCGTCGTGACGCCTCGCGTGATGATCCATCTCGAGCGCCCGTACACCTCCGACTCCACGGCCATCGCCCCGCATATCGCCCTGTTGGAGCTGGCCGCGGATCTCCGGATCGCCGTCAACAATATGGTCATTGACCACCTGCTTGGCACCGCTCCAATCGCAGGATGGACCGGAGCCCTCTGGATCCAGGACCAGACCACCACCCCCGCGACCCTGGATATCGGGTCCGGCCAATCGACAGAAACCGTCACCGTGCAATTTGGGTTCCGGATGTCCCGGACCTTTGGAGGTCGCTAAATGCCGATCGTCGAACAGTTCAAGCAAATGGGATACAAGACCGAAGTCACAGAGCTGACGGCGGAAACCCTCGTTGCGGCGGATTACGATACCGTATGGGACGAGTGCGGCGTCTACCCTGAAGACACCTTCCAGGAGCGCCGCCCCCGCCGCGCCACGTTCTCGGCCATCCAGGGCGTCGGCGGCACGGCCATCGGGCGCGTGTCCGGCATCTTCGAGCCTCGCCCCCTCGGCACCGACACCACGCCCCCCGACTGGTACCAGATCCTCCGCGCCGCTGGTGCGAGCGTGACCACCGACGTGGCGACGTTCGGCGCGGAATCCGTCACCACGGGCATCATCGGCACCACGGCAACCTTCATCTTCCGTGACGGTCTCTACCACCGCACTGCATCCGGCGTACGCATGGAGTCCATGCGCTTCTTCGCCGAATCGGGCGGTGTGTGGAAATGCGAGATTGCGGGCGTCGGACGCTATGCCGAAACCGCCGCGACCGCCTACCTCGCCGCCGCGCATCCCAGCGCCGGGCAGGGCCAGCCTTTCCTGGGCCTGACCTGCTCGATCATGGGGCAGACCACGGGAATCGCGTCTGCGGAAATCGCCATCGAGAACGTCGTCTCGCCCGTCAAGGATGGCTCCCACGCTTCGGGCTTCGGGCGCAACATCATCACGGGGCAGAAGCTCATGGGCCGCTTCAAGGTCGAAGACCTCGGCACCCCTGACTGGCGCGGCCTGTTCCGCAACGACGCATCGGGCGACGTGGTGGCCGTCTCCCTGGTCATGGCCACGGGCACCGCTGGAAACGTCCTGACCTGGACCGGAAACCTCCACCTGGTGGAACAGCCGGAAATCGTGTACGAGGAAGGCATCGGCTACCGCAATCTGGTGGGCGAGTTCATCACCACCGGAGCCTCCGCCGCTCTCACCCTGACCCAGTCGTGAGGAGCTGACCATGTTCCTCACTCCTGAGACAGAATTTGCCATCACCGTCCGGACCAAGATCGAGAAAAAGGGGGACATCGAAGTCCCTTCCTTCACGGTTGAGGAAGGCGGGTCCCTCAAGCTCCGCACCGCCCTGGGCCGCGAGTACAGCCGCCTTCTCCAGGCCCTGCGCGATCCCGACGCCCTGTTCGACATCGCCCCCAAGTTCGTGGTTTCGGGCATCAAGCCGGAGGACGTGGAGCGCCTGCACCCTGCCGTCGTCCAGCTCATTGCCCAGGAAGTTCTCAAGCGCTCCCGGATGGACGAGGCCAGCCGGGGAAACTGATTGTCGCCTTTCGCCTGCTGACGGGGCAATACCGTTGCAAGTGTCACGCAGGCGGACACCACACGCAGGACCGAGCGTCGCGGCTCGCGTGGGGATGCGACAAGCCAGCGACGAATCCTGTCATGTCCGACCCAATCACCGGGAGCTACCATGAGTCCAAGCATTTCGACCTTCGGCGGTGTCCCGCTGGACAGATTGGACCCGAGTGGAACGCTGTCGTTGATTGCTGGGCGGTCTTTGGCGGGCGCGACACCTTCGGCCCGCTTCCGGTCGCTGGCGGGTGGCTTGACCAGACTCAGTGGTTTGCGGACGCTCACGCCGTCCTCTCTGCCGAGCGATCCCGCTACCATGAAAAGCTCGAACGTGAAGCCGAAGCCAAGCGCAAGCAACCCACAGGAAGGCGACGGTAATGGCTGACGAGAAGATCAGGTACGTCCTCGATGTTGACGACAAGGGCACGCCCAAGCTCGTCAAGTTCGGGCAGACGGCGGGCAAGGCTGGGGACCAGGCGTCCAAGGGGTTCGCGAAGGCGGGCAAGGCCGTCGGCGACTTCGGTCAACAGCTTCCCGGCGTGTCCGGCGCTTTGGGGATGTTCTCGGGTGGCCCTGCCGTGGCCGCTGGTGCCGCCGTCTCTGCTCTCGCCGTCGGATTCGGCGCGATGGTGTCAAAGTCCATCGACATGGCCGACAACCTCAACGACCTCTCCCTACGCCTGGGGGTGTCCACAGAGCGCCTGTCGGTCCTGTCTCTGTACGCCGACCAGTCCGGCACCGACATCGAGACTCTGGCCACCGCCATGGGCAAGTTGGGCGTCAAGCTCTCCGACGGAGACAAGACCCTCAAGGGCTACGGAATCACGGCCACATCGGTGGACGAAGCTCTCTTCCAGCTCGCCGACAAGATCGCCGCCACGACGGACCCGATGCTCCGCCTCAAGATGGCCACGGACACATTTGGCAAGAGCGGCCAACAAATGCTCCCGCTCCTCGTCCAGGGCGGCGCGGCACTTCGGGAGATGGGCGACGCGGCCCCCATCGTGTCCACCGAGTTCGCGCAGATGGCCGACAAGATCAATGATCGTGCGGCAGAGATGAAAGGCCGATTCACCGCTGTGGGCCTGGGCATCACAGAATCCGTCCTGCCATTCCTCGACAAGTGGCTCGACGGCGTGGAACGCATCCTCTCCGCCCTGGGCATGGTCCCGGAGGCACAAAAGAAGGCGACCGAACGCGCCAAGATCATCGAGCAGTTTGGCGTCGCGCAACAGGGTTCGCGGACTCGCTCCGTTGACGGGCAAACCCGCGTCGGCGGCAAGACCCTGCGCGAAGCCCTGGTCGCATTCGACAAGGCCAATGCCAAGCCCACCGCTCCGCCCCCCCCGATGGTCGGGAAGATTGGCGCGGGATCGACGGCCACGGGCAAGGCCGCGCCCAACCAGGCCGACTACTTCACGGCCACCGGGACCGACTTCGCGAACACGCAGTACCGCTTCAACCAGGCGGCGGGCGACCGCTTCGCCGCATCCAAGGCGGGCGACACGGGCGGGGCCGAGAACCAGGCCGACTTCCTCGGGATGTATCCCGACTTCTACGCCGGACTCCCCGTCTCCGACAAGGGGCGCGAGTCCCTGGAAAAGCAGTACGACGACGCGGCCAAGGTCGAGGACGAGCGCACCACCGTGCTCCTGGAGTCCCGTCAGGCCATGGCCGACAAGTCCGCCGACATCCTCGTCCAATCCGGCATGGCTGGTTTCCAGGTGTTTGACGACATGTTCTCGCGCATGGCCGCACGGAACGCCGAAATGTCCGACTCCTGGACCAAGACCTTCCAGGGTATCGGCCTCGCCTTCACGACCATGCTCACCAAGATGGTCGAGGAGATGGCCGTGAAGGCCGCGATTTTCGGGGCGTTCTCCCTGTTCTCTGGCGGCACCCTCACGCCGGGCGGCGGCGGGTTCATGAAGTTCCTCGGGTTCGCGTCGGGCGGAATGCCCCCCGTGGGCCAGCCCGTGAGCGTTGGAGAGCGTCGGCCTGAGACGTTCGTGCCTCGCTCCGCTGGCCACATCCAGCCGACGGCAGGCCCTGGGACGGTCATCAACATCACCGTTTCTAACCCTGCCGAAGCCCGCTCGACGGCCCGTCAACTCCAGCGCGAAGACCGGACCCGCAAGAAGGGCCTCCGGTGATCTTCAACGCCGAATCCAACCAGGTCCGCTACGTCCTGGCGATTGACTGGTCCGAGGCCACGGACGGCACCCCCGTGGGCTACGACGACGGCACGGCCTACGACTACATCGAGGCCACCCTGACGGCCCGCCTCACGCCCGCCGAACTGGTGGAGGTGGAGGCGGCCTGGCAGAGCGCGACCCGCCTCCTGACCATCGAGTCCACAGGCTTCCTGTTGGGGCCGACCATCGACACTTCGACGCCCGGCGTGAGCGTCCGGCTCATGGACTTCACCATCGACGGCCCCGCCGATTCCGCCATGACCCTGTTTGACGTGACGGTGACGGTCCGCAAAGGCACCCTCGTCGCGCCCACCTCGGGCTCCCTGGCGCTGGTCCAGGCGTCGGGGGTGCCGTACCACTCAGACGCCCCCCTCGCCGCCGCCTGGGGCACGGAATCGGGCGAGACGGACGTGTCCACCTACGGGCGCGTCTCGACCCGCTCCTGCATGTGGTACACCGAGGGGCTGAGCAACGCGCAAGCCGCCGACGTGGTCAACGCTCTCCGGACGCTGAGGGTTTCCACGACCGCATGGAACACGTCGGGAAATGCTCTGCCCTTCGGACCCGGCCAAGGCAATTCCCACACGGTCTACATCCCCTCGTGGGAGTTGATCCGACAGAGTAATTTGTCATGGATGGCAAAGCTCGAACTGGTGCGCTCCAATGGCTGACTACGGCGTTCGCATCACGCTCGCGGCCTCGTCGCCGTTGCCCGCACTCAACGACTTCCCATTCACAGCAGGCGTTGCCAAGCTGTCCAGCGGTGCCGCGAACGCCGGGTGGACTTCGGGCCTACTCCTGGACTCGCCGTCCCCATTGGGCGAACAGGTGGACATCTCGCAGGGCGGCAACTACGCGAGCGTGGACGACTTCGATTGCACCGTCCTCGCGACGTGGTGGCCCTCCTTCGAGCTGGTCGGCGCATCCCTCTTTGGGGCGCTGGTCGAGGTCGGGACTCTGGCGTCCGGGACTCTCACGGTCCGCTGGTCCGGCACCGTCTCCGACATTTCCTGGCAGGGAGCAGAGCTTCGGATCTCCGCCGAATCGCTCATCACCCAGCGGCACCGCGTCCTCCCGTCGCGCATCCTGACGGCGCAGGAGTTCGCGGGCCTGCCGACCGATGCCGAGGGCAAACCCGTCCCGATCCTGTACGGCGCGGTGGAGCGCATGACGCCCTCCTCGCTCCAGTCGGACCGCGACTACCTCGGGGCTATGAACGTCTACCAGGGGGCCAACCCCGACGCAATGGAGCGCTCGACCACGCTTCTCGCCGATCCCTTCGGAGCCTCTGCGGCCACCCTCACGGCGTTGAACGTGGTCACCGACCTCTACACCGCCCGGACCGACTTCGTCCCTCCTGACGCCTATGACGACACCCACTGGCTCGCCGCCACGGGCAATGTCTACCTGGAGATCTTCGAGGGTGCGGGACAGGGGCAGGTGCGCAAGATCGCCTCCACTGGGGCTGTCGGATCCGCGCTTGTCGGCGGCGATACGATGGCCTGGATCGGCGTCAACCTCTCGTCTCCTCTCGATGTCCTGCCCAACGAGACGAGCGGGATCCGCTTCTACGCCGAATCCACAGGCGCGGTTCTGGTCATCGGCGACGAGGCCGTGACGGAATCCGTCGTCGCCGAACTGGACGACAAGACTTATCCAATCGGCTTCACGCCCGGCACCGTCGAGGACGTGGTGACGGCCGACGTGTCGGCAGAATTCACCAACGGCGAGAACTTCGCGGCCCTGGAGTACTTCATCCCCTCCGAGGTGTTTGGCAACTCCGCTCTGTCGGACGGCCTGACGGCTTCGGGCGGGACTTCGGTAAGCGTCCTACCCATCGCTTCGGGCGATTCGCCGGACGCCCATTTCGACCAGCTTTGCCACGGCGAGGTGTACACCCAAGATCTGACCGACGCCGTCCTCTCTGAGTCTCCGACCCTGTACGTCATGCACTCCATCACGACCGCCGCACCATTCCTGTACGAGGTCACGGTGCTGGCCGAGCGGTGGACGGGCGCGGTAGACGAGGTCTCGAACTTCGAGACGCTGGCCTTCGCGACCACCTCCCGGAGCACCTACACCAGCGCCATTTTCCCCGACGGCACCCCCGGAAACTTCGCCTCGTTCGCAATCCCGGTCGGATCTCTCCCGGTCCCGCTTCGATCCTATCGCCGTCTCAAGTTCTGCATCTCCCTCGTCGGGGTGGGCCTGTTCGTGGACCACCTTGGCGCGGCCACCTGGACCAACGGCGCAACCTCCGTCACGGTCAACGATGCCAACGGGGCCTCCGCCCTGGGACGACGGATCCGCCCCTACGTCAGCACGGGCGCGGGGACGGCATTCGACGACGCCCGGATCCGGGCCGTCCGCGCTGGCGTGTCCAACGCCTACGGCGGCAACGCCGAAGACTGGCGGACCGTCACCCTCGTCACGCCGTTGGGCGGCACGACCTACCGCCTCGACTTCGCCACTCCCATCGCCGTGGCCACAGGCGACTACTTCACCGTCTCCGCCGCCGCCGCCGACTTCGTCACGGTCACCGAGCGCGAATGTGGGCTCGCCTTCTCCTACGGCGCGATCTCGCCGACGTCCACCTTCCTCGCCACGACCTCTCGAGGTCGCACCTACGGGGCGCACTGGACCGCCTTGCCCGGTGGCATCACTTTGGGCGATCCCGTCGTCCAGGCCCGCGACATGGCGCAAGACATCATGCTCCGCGACCTGGGCTTGACCCTCTCGCAGATCTCCGGCTACTCGACCCTTCCCGACGCCACGGTGTCCGCGATCCTGGACGACCAGGAGGACAGCGCGAAGACCCTCGCGAGGATGTGCGAGGAGTTCAACTGGGTGGGAGCACACGACCAGGCGGGGCGCGAGGTCGCCACGGCGTGGCTCTCCCGCCTCTACACCGCGACCCAGGACTACACCGTCACGACCGCCGACATGGTCGAGGGGTCCATCACGGGCGTGGACGCAACGAGCCTGGACGACATCATCACCCTTCCCCGCGTGTCTTGGTCCTCGACCCAGGCTGACGGATTCCGCGAGCAAGGCACCGTGACCGACTGCACGGCGGACCCGAGCACGCTGGACAGCTCCAACTACCTCCGGACCATTACAGGCTTCGGCGACTTCTCGACCGCCTTGGAGGCGTACCGTATCCTCTACACGGCCTGGCAACGGTCTGGCGTCCGGCGCGAAGGATCCTTTGAGTACCGCTACGGTGGCAACCCGACGGACCTCCTGCTCCCGGCCCGCATGGAGTGGGCGGCAAGTCGCAAGGATCTGGTGACGTTCCGGGTCAATGAGTCCCATGCCTCCGCCTCCGCCTACTGTGGCCAGCGGATCGCAGTCACGCACAAGCGGTACACCATGGGCGGCACGGCCTACGGCACCCTCGTGGCGGCGTACTGGTATCCCGGCGAAGGGCAGTGCCAGCTCACCGTCATGCTCGATCCTGTCGCCTTCGCGACCGCCGACGAGCTCTACATCGACACGCTCGACGCGAGCGGGGCCACCGAGCAATACATCGACGTGGCCGACGGCGTCACGGACCAATACATCGACACCCTGGGGTAGACCATGCCGACCAACATCCGATTCAAAGGATTGACCGCCACCACCGTCGCACTGAATGCCGACCGCTTCCAGGGGCGCATTGCCTACGACTCGACGCTATCGCGGTTCGTGGTGTCGCCCGACGGCACGGCGTGGGCTGTCATGGCCCGCCGCGACGTGCTGGAGACGTTCGCGGCGGGGATCCAGGATTCGACGCTTACGGTTGTCGACGGCATCGTGGGCGCGGGAACTTCGGGACGCCTGCAAAACTATTCCGGCCTATCCGTGGTGGCGACCACGGGTTCGGCTCGCACCTTCGTCCTTGGATCTGGATCGCTCGCAGGACAGCCAATCCAGCTTCAACTCAACGGAATCACCAGTCAAAGCAAGCGAATCTTTTTCCGCACCGGGAGCGTGCATCGGTGGGCATTTGGCGCGGACTCGGATGCGGAGTCTGGGTCCAATGCGGGCTCCCGCCTTGTGCTGGAGTCATACACAGATGGCGGAACGCTGATCGACAACCCGCTGACTGTAGTCCGCGCCTCCGCCGGACTCATCACCATCGGCGGCTCGACCCTCCGCCCCGTCACGAATACGGGGACGTTCACTTCTCAGGGCCGCATCATCGGTACGGCGTCGTGGACGAACGGGCAAGCGAACTTCGGATCCACAGGGCAGGCCGGAAAAATCACTTTCAATCGAGGCAACGACGGCTCCGCGCAAGGTGAGCTTGGCTACTTGGCGAGCGCCACCGAAGCCAATGAAATGCGCCTTACCTCGAACGGCGGCGGGTCTACCATCGCATTTTGGATCGGGGGATCGGAGAAGGTCAAGTTCAATAACGCTGGAGATCTCCAGCTTGGAGGCGTCACCTGCATCTCCTCCACCCGTGTCGGATCCCTGACCACCCTGTCCACCTCCGGCCTTGCCACGCTGGCACAGGCCACCGTCTCCGACCTGACCACGGGGCGCATGGTCTCGACCACGACGGCGGGGCGCTTGCAGGCCCTGGACGCGGCGGGGTCGAGGGCATTGATTGGTATCGGCAACGGAACAGAAGGGGCAATCACGGTCATCCAGGACGGCCTGAACACACCGCCCGGCTCCCCCGTTGTCGGCGTACCGTATCTGATTGGAGGAACGCCGACGGGGGCGTGGTCGGCTAACGCAAACCAGCTAGGGACTTGGAGCGGGTCGGCGTGGGGCTTTGCCGCCCGTCCATTTTGGGGGACCTGCTTCGACCTGACGGGCGGGACGCTTATTTCGGGCGTGGATGGCGCGGGGCTGAAGTACCTGTATTCTCAGAATATCGGCTGCGCCGGAACGTCATCCGCCACTACGTTCACGGGGACGAACTTCAACGGATCGAACGGAACATTCACGAATTTGACGGCCAACTCGACTGCCGTCAAGACTGTTAGTTCCACCACCGAAGCCCTCAACGGCAACATCTACAACCAGTACACGACCGTCACGCAGACGGGAATTGTCACCCAACAATCGCTGGCCGGGACCGGGGCCGGATCGCGAGCCATCGGCGCTGGTCGCCTGAACACCTTGGGCGCTGGCATCGAACTCTACCTCTGTGGCACCTACACCACCGACGCCGCCCCCGGCAATGCGACGATCCGGATCCGGATCGGCTCGACCACGTTCCGCACCATCGGATCGTTCGCGCTTGACCCTTCCATCACGGGCGGCGTGTGGTACATCCGGGGCCGCATCACCACGCGCACCACAGGCGCGACCGGGACCGTCGGCGGACAGCTCATGTGGGAGCACCAGGCGTCAAGTGTGGCGGGCTCTCAGGTCATGCACATCGAGACGGCCACCAGTTCGGCAGACGTGACGGTGGATCTCACCGCCGCGCAGACCATCGACGTGGACTGGACCGCCACCGACGCCGGGACTTCCATCGTCTGCACTTGCTTTTCCATCAACGCCGTCCGGTAAAGGATCATCATGGCCAAGGTCAACATCGACATCACCAAGGGCGAGGAAGACATCCTCCAGGCCCTTGCCGACATCCGGGGCGAAACGATCCCCGCGCTGTTCGCCCCGTGGCTCCGCGAACTTCTCACGAACGCCGTGGGAATCGCTCCCGACGACACGCCGGAGGACCGCGCCTACACCCTCGCCAAGCTCCAGCGCAAGGCCGCAAAGGCCAAGGCCGAAAGGGCATTGCCCGCGCCCCCGGCGTGAGGTATTTTGAATCCATGAACGACTCCATTTTCTACGCCAATCTCCTCGCCATCCTCGAAGGCTTCCAGATCCCCGCGAAGGATGCGGAACTCTGCATCGCCGTGGGGCAGGTCACGCTCGAAGCCCGCGCCCGCCTGACCAAGGCGCAAGAGGCCGAAGCGCCGAAGGACAGCGGTGAATCCTGACCCTCAAACCGTTGTTGTCGCCATCGGCGTGGTGGCCCTGCTGGGTGGTCTGTGGGCCATCGGGCGCGGCCTGCGCTCCGACGTGCGCGAGATCGTGCGCGACGAGGTGGCCCCCATGCGCGAAATCCAGAAGACGCACGGCGAGGAGATCGAGAAGCTACGCGGGGCCAAGTCCGACGCCTTCCAGCGGATCGCCCGTTTGGAGGCGCACCAGTGAGCCCGTGGGTGTGGCGCGTCGCCGGAGCCGTCCTATACTGCATCGGCCTCGCCATGGTCGCTCAGGCCATCCAGCCGCCCGCGCATGACGACCATGTGACCATCGTCCGCAAAGCCCCCAAGCCACCCGAGTGCCCGGACTGTGGGATCGCCACCGTCCAGGCCGAACAGGAGTAGACCATGGCCAGAGTAGGGGCGCGATTCAGTTCGCGCCGGATCGGGTACGGATCGACTCCGGGGTCGGCGGCGTGGAGCCCGTCCGGGCCTACGGGCCTCAAGTCCCAAGCCTACATCTCCCCGTTCGGTGCCCAGCTGGACGGCGGCAACAACGGCGCAGTCGCCTCCACGGCCATGCTGTTCGCCAATCCCCCGCTGCCTCCCGGCACGAACTCGACCACCCTGCGTCTGTGGATGTTCGACACCTCGGGAGCGCCCGTCACCCCCCAAGGCGTCTGGTTCGCGGCAGTCGACGGTGGCACGCAGAACAACCCGACGCTGGGCGGTGGAGCCCCAACGTGGGTCGCCGCGACATCCCTCGCCGCGCCTCCCGCTGGTACCGATGCCGAGCCCGGCCTAGGGCCTGTCTGCGCGTCCGCCTCGGTGGCCCTGACGGCGTCGATCCGTGGCGTGGCCGTGCGCGTCCAGATGCCGAGCGGAGCGTATACCCGCATGAACGCCGGAACCACCACGGCCTACTACCCCGTGGGCGTGTCCCTCCCGACCACCCAGGGATCGATCTCGGGCTCTCCCGGCACGACCAGCGGGTGGGGCGAGGCGTTCGGCCAGATCCCGGCCATGATCCTGGAATACGGCGGCCTTTCGGTCCCCATCGTGTCGGCGGCTGTCGCGGGCGACTCGCATACGCGCGGCTACGTCAACATCGGCGGCGGGCGGGGCCCGTGGGACTACATGAAGTCCGGCTGGATCTCGGGCACCTACCCGAACCTCTCGATCCTCAACCTTGGGCGGGCGGGTCACACGCAGGACCAGATCTCCCTGCGCATGCGCAAGTTCGAGCAACAGCTGGACCTCGGGGCGTGGATTCGTCAGGTGGAGTCGGTGAACAACCGCAACGGCGGGCCGGACTTCACGACCGCGATTGTTGATGCCATGGTCGCCACGTTCGTCTCGGATATGGCCTACCTTGCCGGGCGCTCCAAGCCCGCCATCGCGTGGCAGGGTCCGGGGATGAATGGCCTGGTGGCCGGTGCCTATGGGCGGTACATCCTGCCGTATTCCGATGGACGATTGTCC